GGTAGTCGGCCTTTTTAATTTTTCCCAATAGGCTCGCACTTCCGTAGCTATCATTTCTTTGTTAGTCATCAAGCGTATCCCTTTCCCAATCAAGAACAAAAACCAAAAGCTCTACCAACTTCTTTTCTACCAATTCAATTTTAGCAACCCTCAAACAATCTGAGTTGAGATTTGAAATGCGCCCCACTGGTGATATATACCGATAAAATTTACTTGGTTTGTTGAATTCGCGTGCGGTCGATAGCCGCTCCCTTACTTCCATGATTGCATCGCGAAGGGTAAAGGCCACCCGTCGGTGAAGAAGCCCAGCTATACCCTTGCTAGCCAGCTTTATACCAGGTTCGTTCCAGTTAGTTTTTATTGTCATCAATCAGTCCTTTCAGTGCTTTGTGGTTCATATTCACCAATACACATCCCGCCCCATTCTCCAGATGGAAGAATCGGTACCATTGGGTTGGGACACCCCTCAGGTGCAAGCCCCACTAAATATCTGATTGGTAGATTATCTCCGCCACGGATTTCCTTTATTGCTTTCAGCGTTTCATTGCTATTTTCTATCATACCACGCACCATCTCATCGGGCATTGGTGTTGGTTTATCAGTCATCAGTCGTTCTCCCCGTTTTCCTGTGAAATTTCGATTGATTTGCCTCTAAGGTCAGGGTTCGTTGCTATTAACCGCCAATTCGCCCCAGCTCTGCCGCCATTCATTGAAACAAAATGCAAATCGCCATTTTCATCCAGCCAAAGCGACTCGTACAAATCAAGAATAAGTTTACCCATCAGTCCTTCCTAAAAAATAAATCTACAATAGGCGCTTTTATGCGCCGGCCACCAAAACCCCGCATCGCTCTGTACAGCTTGCTGAAAACAGGGCCGTATTTCCAAACCTCAGGCGCGACATTTGTTTCCTCCTTAAGTGTAAACACTCTGTTTCCTATTGTAATTTTTGCATTGTGCAGGTTAGCCCCCTGCAGTTTCTGCAGGTTAGCATCCCGCAGTTTAGCCTTCATCAAACTAACATTGGCTTCCACAGCTTGCTCCACAGACTCCTTGGACGTGTCATTACGATTGGCACTGGTGAAAATCACTTCGCCGTATATGTTTTTAATTTTAGTCATTGGTTTCCTCCATTGTTTGTTGTGTCATTGCCCCACGCGGGACAAAGCGATAAGCACCGCCTCCGCCACCCCATCGTCCTTGATGCGGCGGAACTTGTCGGCGTGTTCGGGGTAGAGCCTGGCCGCAAGCTCCCTGGCCTCCGACTTCTTATCCTGCTTGGTTTCGCCTTCCTCACGCTTGATCCCGAAAAACGATTTCCAGGTGGCAGGCGCCACCAGCGTGAATGGAATGCCATGCGCATAAAGGATGCCATGAATAATGCCGGTGTTGATGCCGAACTGAAATTGACCAGCCTGGCGCGGGCGGGAACTCACCGCCTCAACCACGGCCTGCATCTCCCCATCCGCCAAGGCCATGTGGTGATCCAGCAGCGTAGCCAGTTTGTACCCATCCAGCCGCTTGGCGCTTTTCCCACGGTAAAAAGAATCCGTTAAAGGAAACGGTTGCGCGTCCACCAACTTGCCTGTCTCGGCGTCCAGGATAGCAAAGCCGCCTTGCACGCCAGGGTCGATACCCAGAATAACGCGGGTCATGACAACAGCTCGGCCAGGGTTTTGCGCTTGCGGGTAACCTTGGCCAGCTCGCCCGTCTCACCGTCCCAATTGTTGATTTCAGGCACCCAATCCTCATCGCGGATGAGAATGCCCTCCGCTCTGGCCACCGCCTTAATCTTGGCGATCTGAAGCGTTGGGATTAACCCGTCACTTCCCGCAGGCCTCTTGTACTGCCAGCGGAAGCAGCTGATCCTGCTAATGCCAATCGCGTTGGCCAGCTTGGCCTCAGAGCCAAACCGCGCGATTACCTTGGCGGCTTGATTGTAAGTGGGGCGGCCAAACTGGCCTAGGTTGCGCTGTTTCGGCACGATTTGTTCCTCTCAAATCTTAAGTGTTGTTGAGCTAAGGTTATCAAAACATTGTGATTACCGCAACCCCTTTGATGCGATTTTATGTGTATTTATAAAATACCATTGAGAATCTGACAGTTGCGCTTGCTTTGTCCACAGCCTGATGTTACGGTAACAACTGTAGCGTTGACTCCGAGGGGTAAACCGTGAACACTGATGTCCAAGAGAGAATAGACACGCGATGGTTTCAGGATCGCCTTGCGGACAAACAATTGTCCCAGCGCCAGCTTGCGGCCAGATTGCGGTTGGACCCAGCTGCGGTGAGCCTGATGTTGCGCGGTCGTAGAAAGATGAGTGTGGCTGAGGCCGCAGAGATAGCCAATTATATCGGGGTTGAGGTTGACGAGGTACTGCGCCACGCAGGGGCGCATCCGTTATATTCCTCACTCGAAACGCCACGGGGCGACACGACCATTGTCGTCGGGCAGGGGGATGTTGAGATTCCCGTCCCATTGGCTGGCGGCGCAATAGCCAACCTCCGCTTGCCTGCTGTATTAACCAAAGCGGATGCGCAGAGAATTGCGGCGATTGTTACGGCGCTGGCTGTGCCAGATTAAAAGTTGTTACGTTGTGGTGTTACGGTAACAAGTCGATTGGTGTCGGTTGCATGTTACCGTAACAAAATTTCGGTGGTGAAAAGTTGTTACGGTAACATCGTTTAGGGGCTAAAAAGTGTTACGGTAACATGGTTTTTGGGCGTTTCGCTCTATTTTTCTAATTTTCTAATTTGGTGGAAAGCAAAATAGAGGAGCTAAGCGGTTGTAAAATATGACCGTTTCTATTTTTCTAGTTTTCTAATTCATTTTCAAGTTGCTGTGAAAAAATGTGCGGGAGAGTGTTACAGTAACAAACCACCATGTGGGAGAATATGTTACTACGTTATGTTTTACTGATTTACTCTATAAAATATAGAAATATAGAAATATATAGATAAGTATATGATTTTAGGGATTTTTTTTTTTCTATTTCGGTTCTATTTCGGTTCTAATTTCTAATTTGCCCGTTTTGGCCGTGGATCGCCTGTTACTGGTTGGTTGAGGGCAGGC